TGCCCACACCCCATAGGGTAGGGGAGTATAGCAATTTTTACAATGTATATAGCAATTTTTACAATGTATATAGCAACATATATAATTTGCTGTGTGGGGACACGTAATAGCAGATTGCACCAATTTTTGTGCAAATGTCAATAGACACAACATATAGTGCCCACACCCCATAGGGTAGGGGAGTATAGCAATTTTTACAATGTATATAGCAATTTTTACAATGTATATAGCAACATATATAATTTGCTGTGTGGGGACACGTAATAGCAGATTGCACCAATTTTTGTGCAAATGTCAATAGACACAACATATAGTGCCCACACCCCATAGGGTAGGGGAGTATAGCAATTTTTACAATGTATATAGCAACATATATAATTTGCTGTGTGGTATAATATAGACAACGAAAAAACACAGAAAGCAAGGTGAAAAAACCATGAAAGAAGAAATGAAGATTACAATCACTATAACCGATGATAACATTGTTTTGTATTGTGAGAATACGCAAGACTTGACCGAAGATGACATCATTGACATCAACAAGATGCTAGGCTATCTCGTTAAGACTACAAGTATTTTACAGGAAGGAACCAACAATGGAAATGCGTAAATTCATCATTGAGATTCACCCCGACGGTACGTTGACGTGCTGCGAGTACGAGGACCCCAAAGAATCCATCCGAGCCGCAAATGATCGTGCATGGTTAACCGGGTATCGAAAAGCTATCGAGCATTGCAACGAACAAGTAGAATATTTAAAGAAATTTAAAGACATTTGCTGTTCAGCTGATCTTATGTATAAGGGTGCGGCCTTGGTTCGGGATGAGGTTTTATCTTCCTACCGTACTTACATTAACGATAAATATTAAGTCGAAACGGCCTTCGGGCCGTCTACCGGGGCCGCCCGCCCGGTACTGATGAGACAGGGCACATACTGAAAGGAGTTTTGTATTATGTCCGAAGCGATGAAGTCAGAAAACAATGGTGCTATGCTGGTGTCTGATGTGATGAACACCGGTATCGGGTACACTGACATGAATCTTTCTGACCGTTCTGCCGCGGTTGCATTCTACAATGCAACGAGCAACCCCATCAACAAGCTGAAGGAGCATGTCAACGAGGTTTTGTCGCTGGTTCATGTTTCCGTGGAGTGTGTGGAGGTCAGCAAGGACGACGTACCCGAGGGCAAAACGATTGCCCCGCGTATCGTCCTCATTACCGATGATGGGCAGTCGTATGCCTGTGTCTCCGTCGGCGTGTATCAGTCTTTGAAGCGTATGTTTACGCTGCTGGGAACCCCTGACACGTGGACGGAGCCGGTAAAGATCAAGCCTGTACTTATCAGCACCAAAAAAGGTCAGGTTTTGTCTTTGAATCTGGTTTAACCTGTGGCCGCCGCACATGCGGCGGCCTTATTTATTACAGGAGGCCGCATGAAAAGTAAAGACAACAGAGTATCCTTGCTGAACTGTGATGACTCCCTGATATATCTAGCAACTGCCATTGTATATAGTGGAGTCACAAATAAAGATGTTAAATTTTTCCGTTCTGAATGGGCCAAAATCATTTTTAACGGTCTTGGCATCGAAGCGGACCCCCTCGACTGGTATTATATGATTCTAGATAGGAAGGAGAGACAGAAGCATGGCAGTAGGCGCAGCTAAAGCAAGCGCGACCCTTAAATACAGCTCTGAGTTGTACACTCCCTACGCCTTGGAATCTTGGCCTGATAATCAGATGCGCAAAGAGTATTCCCGACTTCGTGACATTGCGCAGAAACGTATTAAGCGCTTATCAAATGACCCCATCAGCGGCACCAGCGACGTTTATAAAGAATTTGCCGGAGGTTTTCCGACCCTAAAGGCAATGCGAGGAGACCGCAAAGCATTGGAGCAGGCCCTAGCGGATGTAGCGCGTTTTGTGCGCTCCAAAGGCTCCACCGTTGGCGGTGCGCGTGCTGAATTTGAGCAGAAAATGAAAGTCGGCGGCATTGACATTGCAGACGTTCCTAAAGATCAATACACTGCCCTGTCTGAGTGGTGGGAGATTGTGAAGGCGTCGGGCGTGTACTATTATCCGTCCGATCAACCTGTCATGTACTGGCGCGAGAAAGGCGGCTACAATGTCAGTATTGACGATTTTGTAAAGTGGCAGCAAGGTGAGGTCAACTATGGCGAAGAGTGGGACTACAGCGACGGCAGCAGCTCCGCCGACCTGCGCGGAGGTTTTGGCGGAGGCTTGTAATTACAATCCTGTCCCCTGGCTCATGGAGCACATGGATAGAAAACACACTAAAGGCAAAAAGCGCAAAACGAACAAAAAACGATTGTATGTAGATATGCCTTGTGCGTTTGATATTGAGACTAGCCGCGTGTGTGTTGACGCCGACGACAACCCCCACACCATTATGTATATTTGGCAATGTCAACTAGGTTTGGATATTACCATTATCGGCAGGACGTGGGATGAGTGGCTGAATTTTACAAACACAATCAGCGATTACTTGCAGGCAAACAGCGGCCCACAGGGCGATTGGTATCTATGTATGTATGTCCATAATCTTGCCCACGAATTCCAATATCTGTCGGGCGTTTTGGATTTCGGCCCGGGCGATGTGTTTGCCAGCAAGCCTCGCAGGGTATTAAAATGTGACAACCGAGCTATTGAATACCGATGCAGTATGCGACACAGCAACTTGTCCCTTGATGCTTGGGGTAAGCAGCTAGGGGCCCCTCATGCTAAATTAACCGGCACACTCGATTACTCAAAGGTCCGGTATCCCTGGACTCCCTTAACGTCTACAGAATTAGCGTATTGCATCAACGATGTCCGGTGCATTGTGGAGTGCCTGTTAATCGAGATGAAGCGAGACGGGGACGACCTGTATACATTACCATTGACGCGCACCGGCTATGTTAGACGGATGGCCCGTGAAGCTATGTATAAATGGGGTATTAAACGGGTCAAGCGCCTTTTGCCGTCGTGGGAATTGTATCAAATGCTGCGCGAGGCATTCCGAGGGGGCGACACTCACGCCAACCGGTATTATGTTGGGCTCCATCTGGAAAATGTCGGTTCTGTGGATATGTCTAGCGCATATCCCGCGGTACAATGCGAATGTTATTTCCCTATGACTCCATTTAGGCAGGAATCCGCCACCGTTGAGCGGCTAATGCAATGTATGAGACACGGCAAAGCGTGCTTGATGCGCTTGCAAGTAAAAGGTTTGCGCCAACGTTTCGAGTGGTGGGGTTTTCCTTATATCCCTCTTGCGAAGGTTCGGCACTGTGAAGGATACATAAACGACAATGGCCGATTGCTGTCTGCCGATCATTTTGAAATCACCATAACAGATATAGATTTTAGAATCATTGCCAAAGAATATGATTGGGATGCCCTTAACGTTCTGGACCTGTATACGTCCGATTATGGCAAATTGCCTAAACCGTTGACGGACTGTGTAAAAGAAAGCTATACCGGCAAAACATCCCTTAAAGGTGTAGCCGGTCAAGATTTGTATTATGTTAAGGCCAAGGGCGATCTGAATAGCTATTATGGTATGACCGCACAAGACCCCCTGCAGCTGGACACACTTTTTGACGAGGACGCCCCCGACAATCTCTGGAGCGAATGTACCGACGACCCCGAAAGCAGTTATAACGATCACCGCCCACACTTGTTCCTACCGTACCAATGGGGCGTGTGGACGACTGCCCATACTCGCAAGCGCCTAAAAATAGCGCAATGGGCCGCGGGCAAGAATGGCGTGTACTGCGATACAGACAGTGTAAAATACATGGGCAATATTGATTTGTCGGACTTTAACAAAGCAGTGAAACAACTTGCAAAAGATAACGGCGCTTGTGCCACCGACCCAAAAGGCAACACTCATTATATGGGCGTCTATGAGCAGGAGCGTAGCTATGCAGAGTTTATGACATGGGGCGCTAAAAAATACGCGACTACCTATAAAAAAGGCGGGCCGATCACTACCACTATAGCAGGAGTCAGCAAGCGGAAGGGCGGTTTGGAGCTGGCCCTGTGGGGCGGTTTTGAGGTGTTTAAGCCAGGGTTTATGTTTTGTCTTGCGGCAGGAAATCAGGTTATTTATAATGACCGCCCAAATGTGCCCGATTTTGTGGTTGATGGGCATACGGTCCACATTACGAGAAACCTGTGTATTTGTGATAATACCTATACGTTGGGCATCACTGACGAGTACGCAAAGATACTAGGGTACAAGATTATGGAGGTTATCTGATGATTAAACTGTACACCGATGAAGGGTGGCCAAATTTTTCTGAGAAGGACGGAATTCTGTCCACTGGTGCATCTATTATTTTTATATGGGGCGGGCGTGGGACCGGCAAGACCTATGGAGCGCTAAAGCACGTCCACCAGACCGAGGAGGAATTTCTGTATCTGCGCCGCACGCCGCAGCAAGCGGAACTTATTTGTGCGTCACCCAGTATGTGGCCGTGGTCTCCGTTGAATGATGATCTACAAACGCATTACGCCCCGTTTAAAATACCTAAAATAGCGGGACTGTATGAAGTAGGCAACGCAGGGGCCTACACTGATACAGGGTCCCCCATAAAACCGGCCCAAATGGCCGGAGTTGTGGGGAGCGTCGTAACTCTTGCCCGCACCCGTGGTTTTTCAAGTCCCCACACCAATATAATCATCTTGGATGAATACCAGAAAGAAGAATCCGACTATTACCGGCGCGGTGAGGGCGTGGGCCTTGCGAACATATATGAAACGGTAAACCGTAACCGCGAATTAAAGGGGCAAAAGCCCCTGACGCTGTTGTGTATGTCGAACGCTGTGGGCATGGCAAACCCCTATTATATGCAATGGGAAATTACAGACACAGTTGAAAAGATGATCGGGAAGAAAGAGCGCGTGAAGCTGTTGGCCGATAGGGGCATTCTGTTAATTGATCTTGTCGATAGTCCCATTGCAAAGGAAAAAGCAACTACGGCCCTATATAGGTCCATGACCGGCACAGACTTTTACAGATCAGCTATCGAGAATCAGTACAGCGCCGAAGAAAAGAGTTTGGTTGTGTCCCGGCCCTTGCGTGAATACTACCCGCTTGTACAAATTGGCCGGTGCTGCATCTATGAGCACAAAAGCAAGCCACTATATTATGTATGCCGCCACAGGTCTGGCGAGATGCCCACCTATGGCACTGGCGACTATGAGCGAAAACGTTTTAGGGCCGCGTATGGGTACATCTGGCCCGCATACTTGCAGCGGCAACTTGAATTTGAGCGCTACTCGGATGAAATTTTCTTCCGTGAGTATTGCGGCACTTGACTTTTTTACACCGCTAATGTATACTAAAGATAATCTCAGGTGCCCATAGGCAGCCCCCAGAAGGGGCGGGCGAGCGTCAGCCAGCGCGTGAACCTGAGATTTATTTGTATCTGTAAGGAGGTGCACAAAATGGATGCCAATACTGTGATTCAGGCTATTTCTAACGTGGGGTTTCCTATCGCGGCTTTTTTGCTGATGTGGTATCAGTGTAACACTGTAGTTAAGGAGAATACTGCGGCTATTACTGAAATGAGGCTTGCCCTGGACGAGATCAAGAAGGAGAGCTGACTATGGGTTGTTATATCATTTTCGCCCAGTCGATTACAAACGAACGCGCGTTCCTGCTGGCTGATTTGTGCGCTCGTTTGAGTATCGACTATTATAGCGACTGGGCCGACAATTCCCACACGCGGCAGTGTTGCGCAGTGGGCCCAGTCACTGAAGGAGACAAAGGCCAGGTCATTAAATGCCTGGCGCACGATACGTATGTTGTGATGGAGGCAACCAAAGTTGAAAATCAGTGAAAAAGCGGCCCTTGCGATGGCCGGATACACCAAAGCAGAGATCGAAGCTATGGAGAAGCCCGCGCCGCAGCCCGCGCCGCAGCCCTCGCCGCAGCCCGTCCCGCAGCCCGTCCCGCAGCCCGTCCCGCAGCCCGTCCCGCAGCCCGTGCCGCAGCCCGCGCCGCAGTACGATGGCCTTGAAACCCTGTTGCAGCAGCTTTTGCAGGGTCAGCAGACCACCGCCCAGGCAATGCAGACTATGACACAGACGCTGCAGGCGAACGCGCTGGGCCTTGGCATCCAGCAGCAGCCGACGGCAGATGCTGCCACTGTGACGGCCCGAATTATTGACCCGACCTATGGAACGGAGGTAAAGTAATATGCCCCTTGGCATTGATTTTGCGGACATTGCCGCAATTTTGACCGAGATCAACAAACTGGCCACTGGCCAGACGCTGACGTCGCCCATCGTGGACACGTCTAGCTTTGTGTCTGTTGCGCAGGCCACGTTGCTGACCGGCCCCGACAACTACACCAAAGCGATCAGTCAGGTGCTAGGCCGTACCATTTTTGCCGTTCGCCCCTACGACGCACCGCTCAAGCGCTTGCAGGTCACGGGCGACGACTGGTCGAACCATGTGCGGAAGATTAATTTCTGTGACAGCGACCCCATCACCGACAAGGCGTGGGCGCTGGAGGACGGCCAGAGCGTGGACATGTACGAAGTCCACAAGCCCAAAGTCCTTCAGACAAACTACTACGGCCAGACCAATTACAGCCGCGTGTACACACAGGCTGACACCCAGATGGAGGCGGCATTCAAGGGGCCCGAGGAACTGGCGCAGTTCTGGTCGTCCTTCGTGCTGCATCTTTCTAACCAGATCGAGGCTGACCGACGCAACCTCGCCAACAACCTGATGGCCAACCATCTGACCGGTATGACCACGACCAGCCCGCGCAGCGTTATCTATCTGCTTGATGAGTACAACGTCCAGCAGGGCACCAAACTGACGGTGCAGGACGTCTACAAAGAAGCGAACTTCCCGGGGTTTGCAAAGTACGCCTACAGCCGCATCAACGATATTTCTCGCCTTATGAAAGAACGGTCCCTCAATTGGCACCAGAACTGGGTGATCGGCGGCACGACGTACAACATCATGCGGCACACTCCATATGATCGTCAGCACCTCTATCTGTACAGCGGCACGCAGAGCCAGATCGACGCCCGCGTGATTCCCGAGGTATTCCATGACAACATGCTGAAATACCGTGACGCGGAGCAGGTTACGTTCTGGCAGAACATCAACGAGCGCGAGACCATTTCCGCAACGCCTGTTGTGACCACTGCCGCCGGCGTGGCGACCCAGAATAAAGTGGTGCAGCTCTCTAACGTCTTTGGGTGTCTGCTGGACTGGGACGCCATCGGCTACACTCCGAAGCTGTCCCGTGTGGTCCCGACCCCCATGAACGCCCGTGGCCTGTATACTAACTTCTGGTATCACTACGGTTGGTCGTGGTACGATGACTTCACCGAGAACGCCGTCCTGTTCCTGATGACTTCCGGCGACGTCACCGTACCCAGCACGGGCAAAGCGGCCAGAGCCTCCACCCTGAAAACTACCACTTATAAGGACGAGGACCCCTCGAAGTCCTGACCGGCACCGGCGGGCATCTGCCCGCCGGTTATTTTATAGGAGGTGCAAAATGCAAGCTACCTTTTATCAGTTCGCAAAGCGCACCAATAGCACAAAGCGGCCCAGCGGTGGGCAGGGGTTTGGAATTGACCTTAAAGCCCCTTGTAATATCATTGACCCCGAGATCAAAATTGCAACACAGAGTGACCCGACGGGGTACAATTATTGCTACCTTCCCACGTTCAGCCGGTATTATTGGGTGAAGAACTGGACATATTCGGGCGGGCTCTGGACTGCCTCGTTGACCGTTGACACTCTTGCAAGCTACCGCGACCAAATCGGCAATAGTACGGAGTATGTCACAAGATCGTCTGCTCAGTATGATGGTACAATTTCAGATGGACTTTACCCGGCATCGGCTAAAGTGCAAAGTGTAACAACCGCTTTTCAAGGTGGCTTTGGGGAAACAATTAGCGGGGGATTCTTTGTTATTGGGTTTATAGCTAAAGCCGCAAACTCCATTGGGGCTATTACATATGCAGTAATGACCCCTACAAATGCCAAAAAACTATCTGCAAAATTGCTGACTGATGTGTCATACCTTAGTATTGACAATTCAGAAATTAGCGACAATTTAACAAAGGTCCTTTTTAATCCATATCAATATATCGTCAGTTGCAACTATTATCCATTTAACATCGCAGAAATCACCGCACATTTGCCTCTTGTCTCAAGTGTAGATGTCGGGTGGTGGTCGGTGAACGTCCCGTGCTGGATTTTGGGAGAAGATAATAACAAATTAACAAAATCAGTGAGCGTGAGTATCCCGAAGCACCCTCAAGCGGCAAGCCGCGGAGGGTATTGTAATGCCTCCCCCTACACGGACTACACTATCTTCTTGCAGCCCTTTGGAGTGATACCTCTTGACGCCTCTAAACTGTGGGGCGCTGTCACCTTATCTATACAATATATAGTTGACCTTTTTACCGGCGACAGCATATTACGCATTTTTACAAATGCAAATCAGTTAGTACACGAAACAACAGCAAAACTCGGGGTTTCTATTCAACTATCAAATATTACCTTTGATATTCCATCGGGGACCGGAGGACTTTTGCAAACGGGTATTGCTGCTGCGTTTGGAGGTCTACAGGCCGCGTTATCCGGTGGCTCTATTTCTGACGTTGGAAATGGTATTTTAAATGCTGCACAGGCAACTAATGCAGATGTAGCGAGCAAGGGCGCAACGGGGTCCACAATAGCTTTTGATACAATCCCTTATATAGTTGCCCGTTTTAAAATTCTTGTGGACGACAACAACGAGGACCACGGTAGGCCCCTTTGCCAGCGCGTCCAACTGTTCAGTATTCCGGGGTTCATTATGGTAGATGATCCCGACATTGCATTAACCGCGACTGCCGCCGAGATTGACAGCGTTAAAAGCTATATGAAAAATGGATTCTTTTTAGAGTAGGAGGCGTAAACAATGGCAGTATACAAACAGTGTATTACTGACGTGTCGCCGATCAGAGTCACCGCCGGGTATCCGGCATACTCTGACGGCAGCCCCCACAGGGGCATTGACACAGTCCACGGAGATCATAAAGCCTATGCGCCCGAGTCTGGCGTTGTGGTCGTGGCTCAGCACTGGAATGGCAGCACCTCGGGCGATCAGTCGTGGGGCAACATGATTAAAGTACGGATGGCCGACGGCACGACATGGCGGGCCGCGCACTTTGCCTCGCAAATTTGGAACGTGGGCGACACCATTTCCAAGGGGCAGTTTATCGGCACACAGGGCGAGACCGGCCACGTAACGGGCATACACACGCACTGGGAATATGCCGATGCCGCCGGCAACCTGAGGGACCCGTCCAGCATTATCAGGATACCGAATCAGGTGGGGACATGGGACGTAGAGTGGGACTCGGGCGGGGGCCCTGGCCCTGGCCCGGGTCCCGAGCCGTGGCCTACTGGCAAATTGCCGGTATGGTTGCTGTTTAAGATGGCGAAGGGAGGTCGGCTGTTGTGAGTGCTCCCTACAGCTACGAACAGATTAACGCCCATGTGTCGCCGGTGACTCCCTCCGTGATGCACACCAAGGGTGACAGCTTATCCTATTATTTTCGCAAATACCTGTTTCTTGAGGCCGTGTCTATGGTCCGATGGACATTGCCCGACACCTGGCCCAGTAACCGCTTGCAGTATCTTGTTTTCGGCGCCGGCGGTGTTACGGTGTTCAACACTGACCGTTACGGCCTGGTTTATGACCGCATGGGACTGACCGGCATTAACATCTTCTACAATCCCACACACTCAATCATTGCAAACCCTTTTATTAAAGGGTCCCCATATTTACAGATCGGCAAGCAATGCGAGATCATCAATTTACAGCCCGATTACCGTGGTATGGTGGATATTGTGGCCTATTATGGGGACATGATGGCCCTTGCCGCCCAGACCATCCAGAGCAATTTAATCAATAGCCGCCTTGCCTACGTGTTTGCGGCAGGCAACAAAGCGGGTGCGGAATCTTTCAAAAAGATGTTTGACGCAATTATGCAGGGCGACCCCGCCGTTTTTGTTGATGCCTCTTTGCTCAAAGCGCCCAAGAATGGGGCATCCGGGCCAGCCCCGTGGATGTATTTTGCAACTGACCTCAAAGGGAACTTCATCACCAACGAACTGTTAACAGCCCTTAAAACCATTAAAGCGCTGTTTGATACTGAGGTAGGTATTCCGAATACCAATACCAGCAAGAAAGAGCGGATGTTAACAGACGAAGTCAATTCGAACAACGTCGAAACAGCCGCTAAGGCGTCGCTCTGGTTGGACAGCTTACAGCGTGGTTGCGAACGGGTTCACAAGCTGTTTGGAATCAACAAATCTACTTTATGGGTTGATTGGAGGTTTCCGCCCGATACTAATACGCAGGAGGTGAACAACAATGCGCTCAACCTTGAGCTTTAACGGGTTGTTGGCCGGATACCCGGTACTGTTCGATGATTTGAAAGTTCCTAACAATGTATCTAAAGAAGCTGTTTGCAATCAACTGCTTTTCGATACACTGGAATTAGAGGTATTGTATGCGGACGGCCCCACGATGCGCCGGGCGCTTGGCGTCTATTCTGAAACCATGCTCCCGAGCTGGACCCGGTACGCTGAGGCCCTGGGCCTTGAATACGACATTTTGGCGTCGGATGACCGAACCAGAACAACCGACCACTCAGGGACCGGCATCGGCACAAACGGCGTCAAGGGAACGACAACCAGAGTGCCGAACTTAACCACCACTGGCCAGAATAACGGCAGTGACAGCACTACCCGGGATGTTACGGGTTTTGACAGTGGGACATTGCAGACCGCCGAGAGGAGCACTACGGCCCTCGGTACTGGGAACACCATTACCAGCAGCGGTACAGATACGACCACCACCGATCAGACAACCACCTCGGAGTCGCACGACAACTATAAAGATACCGTGACCGAGAAGGGCCGGGCAGGGCGAGACCCGCAAGACCTTATTGCAAAAGAGTTGACCCTTGCAATGGAAAATGCAGTTCATAAAATCGTTATGGACATCCGGGCAAACTTTTGCCTACTGGTATATTAAGGAGATGCAATTATGAGTATCAATCCTATTCACAAAGCCCCCTACACCAATTTCCATGACCTCAATTTGGATTGGATTATGGAGGTTTTGAATGAGTTTAATACCAAACTGACGAATTTCGTCAGCCTGGCTACAATCAAGTATGCGGACCCCCTCCAGTGGAACATCACCAGCCAGTATGAAGCGAATACCGTTGTTGTGGATAGCAATGGAAACGCGTATCTGTCTGTGCGGCCGGTGCCGTCCGGTGTCTCTCTGGACCGTACCGAGTTCTGGACAAAAATTGGCAATTTCGATGAGCTTTGGGCCGCTGTGAAACGGGCCATTACTCCCAACGATGAGGGCCACAGCCCCACCGCCACAGCCGATAGAGCTGTCAACGATCTTGTCTGGGTCAATGGGTCGCTGGTGCGCGTCACAAAAGCAATGACCGCCGGTGACGCCTACGTGCCCGGCTCTAACTGCGTGAGCAGCTCCACAAATGAAGTCTTGCATTACCTTATCACGGCATTTAATGAGGGCCTGAGCGCCGAGCAGACGGCCCGGGAAGAGGCCGACAGAGACCTCCAGACAGCCATCGACACCGAGAAACAGACCCGGGAGGATGCCGACAGCGACCTTCAGACAGCCATCGACACTGAGAAACAGACCCGGGAGGATGCCGACAACCAGCTACAAAATAGCATCAATCAAATGCAGACATATGTGTCGGCGCCGGGAGCAGGTATTAAAGCAAACGATCAGAGCGCAGCAGCACAAAATACATCGACGCTACAAAAGCTGTTGGATGCCGGAAAAACAGTATATTTTCCAAGCGGAACATATTATATGTCGGCAGCCCTATATATGAAAAGAGGTTGTGGAATAATCGGCGAGAACATGCGAGACACCGCCCTTATATGGATTACCGCCAGCAATGGAATTATTTACGACCTCGAATACAAGGCCCCCAATACATACGATGACATTTATTTTACGATTCGTATCGAATCGCTGGCGCTTTATGGAGTAGGGGCCGTCAACGGGGCAGGATCCGGTATTTATATCCATAACAAAACATGGATGGTCACGGCAAACCAAAATCACGAAGAATATAGAAAGATCAAAGGTGATTCCTATGCGCTGGAGTGCCGCAATAGTGTTATCAGGGACATTATCGTCTCTGGGTGGTCCATTGGCATTAATTCGAGCTTATATATTGCATATGTATCCATTATCAACGCTTTTGTGGATACCTGCGATTTGGGAATCGACGCAAAATTTTCTGATTCGGAATTATGTAATATTGTAGTAACTTTTTGCTATAACGGCGTTTTGTGCGAAACCGAGGCAAACAAATGGTGTAACCTGGCGATTAAGATGAACGGGTGGCGTGCCTCTTATGATGCCTCACACACCATTACAGGATCGATCGCCTTACATTTGTATCACGCAAAACGTGAACTATTTTGCAACACTGAAGTACAAGAGAGCTACGCTAACGGAGTAGTCGTCGAACAAACAAGTAACAACATCGTGTTTTCTGGGCTACTGCTCGATGCAAATGGATTTAAGGTCCCTGTAGGAACCGAGGCGTATAATATTGGTATCCAAATACTGCAGGGCAGCTACAATATCCGGGGCACGATCCTTGCTACAAACAAAAATGATGTAAAATGCCAGCGGGTTGGTATTTATGTATCGCCCGATTGTGGTAATATTGATCTTCAATATGCCGAATATGAACAGCAGATCAGCGCCTGGACCGTCGGCCAAAATACTTGCCGCAGCATCACGACAGCCAAGATTAACAACATTACAAAGATTACAGCCACCAACTTTACGAACGGGACTGATGCGAGTTATGCATCTTTCGATGGCCGGAATTTGCATATTGCAATTCACGGCTATTTCAGCACTGATGCCCCTAAAGGCACAAAGTTTTCTGTTGCGTCCGCGTTTGGTGATGTGCCTTTCGCGAGTCTCCCCGGTAACGTTTACAGAGACATTTATCTGTATAATTCTACTGACAACGCACTTGTGCCGGCTGCATATGATAATACTACCGCAAGTGTTATCATTCAAGCATCTGTACCAACAGCTAAACAAATCAACTGTGAATTTACATTCGATATGCTTTAATATCTTGTAATAGTTCCTATATAGTGCCCACTCCCCTACCCTATGGGGTGTGGGTACTATATTTTGTGCCTATTGACATTTTGCACAAAAATTGGTGCGTTGGGGAAGGAAATTTTGTGCAATCTGCTATTACGTGT